AAAGTATTTCCCCCCTTTTCCGCACTAAAAAATTCCCCAACGGGCGACCGATGAACACAACCGAAATTGTACCATCAAGCCTGCACCATTAGAGAATTCAACTGTATAGATTAGTATGTTAAATATTTAATTAAATATTCCATAACATTATTTTTAATTTGTTGATTTTCAAAACATAATCTTGCAAGTCTATAATGTTCAATAATAGATTTAAAAAATGGTGATGTACGTGTTCTAATTAATAGTGTATTTTCATCATGGTCATTATGATTAATTGAAAATTTTACAGGACAATTAGGGTCATAATCATTTGAAATATATATTATACCATCTTTATAATCACACCATATTCCATAATGTTTACCATTAAGAACTAGTATAAAATAAAATTTACATTGTTTAGATTTTTTACGTATGAATGATTTACTATCACGTAAAAATTCATTATCAATTGCATATTTACCGTATTCCGTGCCATCAATTAATTGACCAAATCTTGATGCTTTTTTAACATCTCTATATTTTTGATTTTTAGCATAATAAACAACAATTAAAGGGTTACCATTTGTATCACGTTTTGCAATTTTAACTTCTGAATTATAAGGTAATGAAAGATTGAAAAATGTAAAATAAGGGTTAGTTATTGAAATTGCATTACCTAAAAATATAACACGTATATCACGTAAACGTGCAACAGTTTCAATAACATCTAAAAGTTGGATAACCTCGTTTTGTAAATAATGATAACTACCTTTATCAATTAAAAATTCATCAAATATGATTGTATCCACATTATCGTATGTTGATGATTTTAAAATATTAGCAATTGAAAGTGGCATTGAAAAACCTGCAAGTTTATCATCAATATACATTGTATCATATTTATTTGTAAATTTATGACCTTTTAATTCTTTATCATTTTTTATTTGTTCCCAAAATAAAGGGTTACCGTTTTTCATCATTGCTTGTTTTAATTCTGTTTTATATCTTCTTAAATAAACAAATTGTTTACCTTTTTTGATAAACCTTTTAGCCACAAATTTTTTAGCACCATACGATTTACCAAGTCCACGTTCTGTTATTATATAAGTCATTAATGCATTGTATGAAAGTGGATAATCAAAATTTAAATAAATAGAATTATCTTGCATAAATATCACCTCAAATAAAAAGCACAGATTGATTACCATTTTATTGCACTGTATCACCAGATAATATAATACACACGTTCTTCACGTTGATTACATGTATTATAATTACAATAAATTAAATGGCAATATCCATGCCGGTATATTTGTGAAAATGGCTAAATGCCTATCACAAATATATTATAACATATTATTAAAATTATTGCAATGTTTCACGTGAAACATATATTATTTACATTTTTTAAAACTTTTTTAAAAAATTTTGTAAAAAATGTTGACATTAAAAAATATATATGATAATATGATTATAGTGAAAGGGTAGAGAGTATGAAGAAAAGATATTTAAAAAGATGGTTTGAATATTTATTAACAATTATTCAAGTAATATTATTTATAATGTTAGCATGTGAACATAACAATTTAAAAATATTGTTATTATCAAAAATTATTATTTTAACATTATTTACTATTAATAGTAATATATTATTAAAATATGGTAGAACATTTGAAAGCAAAGGAGAATAAGTATGTTAGGAGTAATACATTATCTAATAGAAAATTATGAAAAATATACTAATGAAAAACCTTATGTTATATTAGTAAATCCTAAAACTTATATAAGAATAAGGGAAGAATTAGAAAATTCAAATGCTTGGAGATATTTAGCAAAATTAGAAAATGATAAAGAAAAAATAAATTATATATTTGATATACCTGTTGAAATATCACATTATATTATTCAAGAAGCAATATGTATGAATGAAATAGATTATAAAAAATATTGTGATTATAGATTTACACAAGATTATTTAGAAAGCAAAGGAGAATAAATTATGAAATTTACATTTGATAATTATAAATTATTTTGTAATGATTTTGATTTAAAACCTAGTCATTTTGAAAGTTTAAAAATTTTTAAAAGGTATTGTGATGGTGATTTAGATGTTGTATTTAGTATTGTATAATAGAGAAACAAAAAGAAGATTCACAAAGTATTTTGAAACTGAATTTGAAATGGATAAATTTAAAAGAAAACTTTATTATTCTAAAAAATTATTTATAATAGAAGATAGTAGAGATATAAACTACCTTTAAGGTACTATGATGCAGATATATCCTCTATTACCACTTATATCTGTATCATAGTGCCGTAAAGACACAATGAAAGTGAGGTGAAACGATGCTTAAATTTACATTAACGGTACAAGAAAAGAAAAACACAGATAATTGTACAGTAAAAATTGAAAAGCCAAAAAATATGGAAAAGGCAACTAAAAATGAATTATCTGTTGGTAATGCAGTATATGAAACATTAACAGAAGCATTACAAAAATTACAAAATAAATAAATGCACAAAATTTATAAATAATTGTGCAAAATTGCAATATTTTCACAAAAAATCGTGATTTAATCGCAAATTTTAATAAAATATAGAAAAGAGGAAAATTATTATGGAAAATGAAAAAAATGAAATAACTTTATTTAGTGGGGTTAACAATAAAATGTATTGTAGTATTGTAGCAGATACAGAAGAAAGTAAAAAACAATTATTTAATGCACTTGAAACTTGTGATGCATTACTTAATGATTGTGTAGGTCAAGAAATAGAAATTAAGGATATTTACGTTGAAGAAAAACAAATTAATGATGAAGAAACAGGAGAATTAAAAAATAAATACAGAACAATTTTATTTGATGCAACAGGTCAAACATATGCAACAGGTAGTTATGGAATATATAACATAATTAAAAAGATAGTTTCAATTTATGGGTTACCTGATACATGGGAAAACCCAATTAAAGTTAAAGTTTCAAAAAGACCTATTGGAAATGGTAAACAATCACTTACATTAACATTGGTATAGTTTTGAACTATACCTTTTTATAGGTGAATTATGCAGAGTATAAGGGGAATATATTATGACCTTGATGAAAGTGATTACATTTTTAAATATGGTAAATTAATATTCACATTTTCAAGTCAATTTTATTTAGATAAATTTACAAATGAATATAGTGAATATATAAAAAATGAAACTTTAAAATTAAATTCAAAGTATAATTGTAACATACATTGTGATGAAATGTTATTGATTGACTTATATAAAAAGATTGAAAAACGTGGCTTTAAAGTTTTATATAATAAAATACCTATAAAAGAAAATTATTTTATTAGTATATCAATTGATAAAGATAATTTAATTTAAGGGGGTATATTATGGCTATAAGATATGATAAAAAATTAAACAATGAAATAAATAAAACAATTAGAAATTTTAACCAAAAGGTAGCACGACTTGAAAAAAGTGCAAGAAATTTGATAATACCTGAAAAAATAACTAAAAAAGAAATAACTGAAAATGTATACACACGTACTGAATTAAAAAGAAAATTACAAGAATTAAAAAGATATTCACAACGTGGTATTGAAGAAACAATGACAACACACGGTGGTGTACAAATTTCAAAATATCAATTTGAAAATATTAAACGTGAAACAAGACGTGTTAAGGCAAATTTAACACGTGAAATAAATATTATGAAAGTAAAAGCACCAAAAGTTTTTGGAAAAGAACAAGCAACAACATTTGCACAAACAGGTGATGATTACTATTTGAATTTACTTGCAAAAAGAAAAGCATTTGAAAAAGGTGATTTATCAAGATTAACACCACAACAATTGCAAAATTATACAGAATTATTACGTAAAACATCAAAAAGTAAAAATTATTATAATAATGTATTTAAAGAAAATTACATTAAAATGTTAACAGATATTGGCTATTATTTTGTAGATGGGGACACAACAGATAAATTAAAAGAAAAATTAATGAAATTGGACAGTGATAAATTTTTAAAATTATTTAGGGAAGAAAAATCAATACAATCTATACTTTACTATTATCCTACGGTTACTAGTAAATTTGATGAATATACAGGTATGTATATTAACCCCTACGATTTACAAGAAGATATTGAAAATTTATATAATGCATTATTAACAAATATTGATGACATTTTAAAAGAATATAAATATGCATAAATTCACTGCCGATTTTGAAACAACTGTTGATGAGGCAGATTGCAGAGTATGGGCATATGCATTGTGTGAAATTGGAAATGTTAACAACTTTATTTATGGAAATAATATTGATGATTTTTTTGAATTTTGTAAAAACAAAAAAGAAAATTTCACACTTTATTTTCATAATTTAAAATTTGATGGGGAATATATATTTAATTACCTATTAAACAATGGATACGAATGTATAAAAAATAAAAAAGATAAAAAAGATAAAACCTTTACAACATTAATATCTGATACAGGACAATTTTACTCAATTGAAATATTTTTTGAAACTAAAAATAAAAAACATGTTAATAAAGTTACTATTTATGATAGTTTAAAGATACTTAATTTTAGTGTAGAACAAATTGCAAAAGATTTTAACTTACCAATTAAAAAACTTGAACTTGATTATAAAGAATATAGACCTGTTGGACATATACTTACAGAACATGAAATTGATTATATACGTAATGATGTTGAAATAATGGCACGTGCACTTGAAATTATGTTTCACCAAAATTTAACAAAAATGACAATTGGCAGTGATGCACTTGATTATTACAAGAAAATTAATAAAAATTTCAAAAAGTATTTTCCAATATTACCATATGAAATTGATATGGATATAAGAAAATCATACAAAGGTGGTTTTATATATTTAAATGATATATATAAAGAAAAAGAAACTGCCGATGGAATTGTACTTGATGTTAATAGTCTTTATTCATCTGTTATGAAGTTTGAAAAACTGCCGTTTGGTGAACCATTATTTTTTAATGGTGAATATGAAAAAGATATGTTATATCCATTATATGTACAAACATTATCATGTACATTTGAAATAAAAGAAAATAAAATACCAACAATACAAATTAGAAACAATTTATCATTTATACCGAATGAATATGTAAAATCAAGTAATGGTGATATAGTAACTTTATCACTTACGAATATTGATTTAGAATTATTTTTTGAACATTATGATGTTCATGTAATTGCATATCAAGGTGGTTGGAAATTTAGAGCAATTAAAGGTTTATTTACATCATATATTGATTATTGGACAGAACAAAAAATACAAGCAAAAAAAGATAAAAATGATGCACTTTATAGAATTAGTAAATTGCTTCTTAATAGCTTATATGGTAAATTTGGACTAAACCCTAACGTTCGTGGAAAATATCCATATATAACTGATGATGGGATAGTTAAATATGCTATGTATCCAAAAGAAATAAGAAATAGTATTTATATACCTGTTGCATCATTTATTACAAGTTATGCAAGAAGAAAAACAATTACAACTAGTCAAGCAATAAAAGATTATACATTAAATAAATATGGAATCGATTATTATATATATTCTGATACTGATAGTATACATTTACTTAATATTAATGAAGAAGAACTTGCAAGTTTTGTTGATGTTGATGATTATAAACTAGGGGCATGGAAACTTGAAAGCAAATTTAAACGTGGTAAATATTTAAGACAAAAATGTTATATTGAACTTGGTTATGATGATAAACTTAATGTAACCGTTGCAGGACTACCAAAGAAACTTGCACCACTTATTAATTTTGATAATTTTAAAGTTGGTTTTACTACTGAAAGTTTAGATAAAAAAGAACTTGAAAAAGTTGGTAAAAAACTTACATTTAAACATGTAAAAGGTGGTGTATTACTTGTTGATACTGATTTTACAATAAAACAATAGAAAGGGTTAAAATTATGGATAAAGTTGATAAAATAATTATTGTTTCATTTATACTATTTATAATTATATTAATTTATTTAATTATTGATTTTTATAATGATTATAAATGTAGCACACGTGATAATGAATATTTTATTACGCATAATTGTGAAAGGTATAAAAAATGAAAACAAGATATTTTAAAGATAATATTAAATACTTTAAATTTATAAATAAAAATAAATTAATTAAAATAATAAAAGTAACATACACAAAAAATAAAAACATCAAATTGATTTATACATAAATTAATGATATAATATCGCTAGAAAGGATAGTGATATTATGAAAAACATAGTTTCTGATGTAATTAGTGTGATACTTACAACCACTGTTTATTTATTAGGTGGTATTGATGTTGCATTAATAAGTTTACTAATTGTTATAATTATTGATTATATAACAGGTTTATTAAGTGCAATTTATAATAAAAAGGTTAATTCAAAAATTGGTTTTAAAGGAATAATCAAAAAAGTTTCTTACCTTTTTATAATTGCACTATCTGTTATAATTGATAAAACATTAGGACAAACAGGAACAATAAGAACACTTGTTATATACTTTTTTGTGGCAAATGATGGTATATCCATTTTGGAAAATGTTGCCGAAATGGGTGTACCTTTACCACAAAAACTTATTGACACATTAGAACAATTAAAAAAGAAAGGTGATTAATATGGAAGAAAATATTATTGATGAAATAGTTAATGAAACTATTGAAGAAATTGAAGAAACACCCTTTGGAATAACTGATGAAGAATTTGAAATACTTGAAAGTGGTGATGATAATGATGCCAATTGATAGTAATAATATAAAAATAACATCTAATTATGGTAATAGACAATATATGTATCGTGGTAAATTAATAAAAGATTTTCACCATGGTATTGATTTAATTGGTGGGTCAAATATACTTGCATTTGAAGATGGTGTTGTTACATCTATATCAAATAAAGGTGAACAATATGGAAATGCATGTTATGTTAGAATAAAACACAGTAATGAATACTATACACTTTATTATCATTTAAAAAGTGGTAGTGTATGTGTTAATGTTGGTGATAAAGTTATTAAAGGTCAAAAAATTGGTATAATGGGTGCAACAGGACAGGCAACAGGTGTACACTTACATTTTCAAATTGATAAAGGTAGTAGTGCATCATCAATTAACCCTTACGATTATTTATTTAATAATAAACCTTTTATACAAAATGAAGAATTACCAACTACAGATATTTTATTAATGGTTAAAAAGGCAATACGTGGTGATTATGGTAATGGTGAAATACGTAAAAAAGCACTTGGAAATTATTATGATGAGGTACAACATCAAGTAAATGAAAATTATAAACATAATACAACGAATTGGGATAATATAAGATTATATTAGGTATTATATGGTAGCAAATGAAACAATGATTGCTAGTGATGGCAAAGAAGTAATGCTTTTTCCTTTACCTTATTTATACATATCACAAGGTGAGAATGGGCAATATTCACATCAAGGAACATTAAACATTGATTTTCTTGGTTGGGGTGCAAATGGTCGTATTAATCAAGCACCTATTTATGCACCATGTAGTTGTACATGTGTTGCCGTAATTAGTGGTAGTGATAATGGTAGAGTTTTTACATCATTAAACCCTGTACATACACCACGTGGTTTAGAAATAGTTACATTTATGTTTTTTCATGATAATACACCAATTGCAAGTGTAGGTGATACATTTACACAAGGTGATTTAATAGGACATACAGGAACTGCAGGAAATGTAACAGGCGACCATATGCATTTTAACACGGCAAATGGAACATATGCCGGTGGTGAACGTGTTCCACCTGCAAATCAATGGCAACTTGTTAACTCTGAACACATATATGATATATGTTATGTTAATGATACTGTAATAACACAAGGTTATGGTTATAATTGGCAAGAATATAATGGTGGTGTTACACCATCTGATAATAGAAAAACAAAATTTAAATGGGTACTTTATGCACGTAAAATACGTGATAAAGCATATTTTAATTAAAAAGTCAACAAAAAATTGACTTTTTCTTTTAAATTTGGTAATATTAATATAGAAAGGAGAATTGATTTATATGATGAGTTTTGAAGAACTTGAAACACTTGTAAATGAAATCAAAGATAGGCTTGATGAAACAACAGGTGCATTAATAAGTGAGGACTTATTAAACATTGTTTCTAATTACAAATTAGGAATGGAAGAAATTGCAAGACTTAATGATGAAAATGAAACATTAAAATCTGAAAAAGATGAACTTTTAAGAGTTAATGGTAAATTATTTCAACAAATAGGTTTTGAAAAAGAAGAACAAGAAAAAGAGGAAGAACAAGAAGCATCTGAAGATGTTGAGGAGTTAACAGTTGAAGATGTTATTGATGAGAAAGGAGAGTTGATTTAGATGGCAAATTTACCTAAAGGTGCAAAAGTATTTAATGTTGTACGTAATTCATTATCTGATGTATATGTAAATACATTACCATCTGCAACATCTGATAATATACAAACAATTTCAAATATATTATTTAATGATGCATACCAACCTATGTTAAATGAATTTGTTACAAACTTAATTAACAGAATTGCATTAACTATCGTACGTAATAAAAGTTATGACAACCCACTTGCAATATTTAAAAAAGGGTCATTACCATTAGGTACTGATATACAAGATATATTCACAAACCCTGCAGAAGCAGAACAATATGAATATTCAAATACTGCAATGGCAAAATTACTTACTATTACTGACCCTGACACACATGTAGCATACTATAGAAGAAACAGACAAGACCTTTACACAAAAACAATATCACGTGAGGGTTTACAAGGTGCATTTGTTTCATGGGATAAATTTGAAGATTACATATCATCAATTACAACATCACTTTATAGTGGAAACTATATTGATGAATTTAAATACACTAAACAATTAGTTGATGGTGCATATGATAACGGTAAAGTTATTGTTGAAACAGTTTCAAACCCTGTTGATACTGCAACTGCAAAAGCATTCTTAAAAAAAGTACGTGCATTATATAACAAATTAAGTTTCCCATCAAAAGACTACAATGCATATTCAAAATTTAGTGGTGCAAAAGGTGAGATTACAACATGGACAGATAAAGACAGAGTTGTATTAATTATTAAAGCAGATGCAATGGCAGAAATTGATGTTGAAGCATTAGCAAGTGCATTTAATATTGATAAAGCAGACTTTATGGGTCGTGTTATACAAGTTGATAGCTTTGAAAATGAAGAAATTGTTGGTGTAATTTGTGATGAAGCATGGCTACAAATTTATGATAATATCTTTAGATTTGATGAATTCTACAATGCACGTGTAATGGCATGGAACGAATATTTACATGCATGGTCAACATATGCAATTTGTCCATTTGCAAATGCCGTTGTTTTAGCAACTGCACAACCTAAACCTGCAACTGCAATTAGTGTTGCTGATGTTAGTGTTGTTGAAGATGCAACTGCAAGTGTAACAGTTACATTAACACCTGCAGATGCAACAAGTGAATTAACTTATACATCAAGTGATGAAGATGTATTTACAGTTTCTGCACTTGGTGTTGTAACAGGTGTTAGTGCAGGTACAGGTACATTAACTGTATTTACTGATAACGGATTATCTGATGAAGCAACTGTTACCGTAACTGCAAGTGAATAAAATAAAAAGGTAACATATGTTACCTTTTTAATTTTATAATATGAAAGGAAAGTGATAATATGATAACTGTAACACCACAAGGGCAAATTTACCTATGTAAAACACCACTTGAAAATGATTACAAAAATCAATTAACATTTGCAACTTTAAATGCACAACAAACATATTTTAATTCAACTATACAACAAACATTTGATAATTATACATATATAAAAAAAGATAATATAATTAAAGTTGGCATAAATATTGATAAAATTATTGATTGTAACTATTTATTCTACAGAAATAATGGTTTTCCTGATGATGAAAATAAAATTAGAATTTACTATTGTTTTATTACAAACATGGAATATATTAATGAAAATTGTACTGCAATAACATTTGAAACTGATTGTTTCCAAACATGGTATTTTGATATAGAATATAAACGTTGTTTTGTAGAACGTGAACATGTTAATAGTGATGAAATAGGTGAACACACAATACCTGAAGGTCTTGAACTAGGTGAATATGTTAGTGCAAAAGATTGTGAAAAAATACTTGAAAGTCCTGATGATTTTTATATATGTATGGGTGTAACTGAATTACCTGATGAAAGCATACCTGCATATACTAATCACCGAACATATAATGGTATATTTGGTGGTCTTTATTATTTAGTATTTAAAACTGCATCAAATTGTGAAACTGCAATTAAAATGTATGATAAAAAATCAAAAGCAGATGCAATTGTTAGTGTATTTATGATTCCAAAAGATTTAAGTGCAATTGATGATGCAGAAATACATACATGGTCAATGTCAAGTGTGGGTAGTTGTCAAGTAATATACTTAAAAGGTAGTGATGATGCTGATACAATTGGTACATTAAATGGTGAAATGCCAACAAAACTTGGTACTAATTATACACCTGTTAATAATAAATTATTTGTTTATCCTTATTCTTACATGGTATTAGCAAATAATAGTGGAACAACTGAAATATTTAGATATGAAGATTTTGACATTGATGATATAACAGGCGAACGCGTACTATCTTGGTGGATAGATGCTAGTGTAACACCAGGTATGAGTATTAAAGCAATACCATTATTTTACAAAAATATAAATATAAATTATAATTATGGTATTATGGCAGGTAAAACACCTGTATGTTCTTGGAATAGCGATGTTTATATAAATTGGTTAACACAAAATGGTTTAAATACTGCATTAAATGTTGGTACAAATACATTATCATCAATAATGGGTGGTATGACAGGAAATATAACACAAACAACAAGTGGACTTGTTGGTATATATAATACATTACATCAAGTAACCGTTGCAGATATGACACCTAATCAAGCACGTGGCAATACAAATGCCGGAGATATTAACTTTTCTGAAAGTAATGATGGTGGCTTTACACTTTATTATTTAAGTATACGTGATGAAATGGCTAGTGTTATTGATAAATATTTTAATATGTTTGGTTATAAAGTTAATGATGTTAAAATACCTAATATTACAGGTCGCCAAAATTGGAATTATGTAAAAACAATTGATTGTAATTTTGATGGAGATATACCACAAACAGATTTAAACGTAATTAAAAATATGTTTAATGGTGGTGTAACATTATGGCATAGTGCAAATGCTATGTATAATTATTCATTATCAAATGTAATTGTATAGAAAGGAGAATTAATACATGAATACAAGAAAAGAAACAGACTTATCAATGATGATAAATAATAAAACATACATTGATTATTTAAATAGATTACGACTAATAGCAACAAGTTTATTTACATGGGATAAACTTGATGATTATGCAGGATATGGTGCATCAAGATTTCTTGAACAATCACTATATGATTTAGGACGTGCATGTTTTGTATTTGATGAAGAACTAGGTTATCTTGCATTAAAGGTTAACCCTGATGATAAATTAAATGTATACGAATTACCAACACGTGTTATGGCTTGGTCAATTGGTTATAATAAAAAATATGATTTTGATGATATAGTATATATTATGAATAATGAATTACAATTACCAACGGCAGATACTTTACAATTAATGGCATATCGTTTATATGAAACAGAACGTACAATTGATACAAATTTAATAGCACAAAAAACACCTGTATTAATAGAGGGTGACACAAAAACAATACTTACTTTAAAAAATGTTTATATGCAATATAGTGGAAATACACCTTTTATATTTGGTAACAAATCATATGATATTTCAAATAAATTAAATGTACTTAAAACAGATGCACCATATTTAATTGATAAATTAGAAAACCATAAACATAATATATGGAACGAAGCAATGACATATTTAGGTATAGACAATGCAAATACTGATAAAAAAGAACGATTAATTACTGATGAGGTTGAAAGCAATAATGATTTAATAAATTATTATTTAAATTGTTTTTATAAAACACGTAAAAAGGCTTGTGATGATATTAATTTTAAATATGGTTTAGATATAGAAATAAAACTTAATAAAGATGTACTTGATTTGCTAAAATTAAGTGATAGTGATATAATAAATTATGAAGATACTGATGTTGATGTAGGTGATGAAAATGAGTAAATATACAATTACAATTAAAAATTTAATTGATAATAATTTTGATTTTAAAATGACATCATATCCTATATTTGATGAAAACTATAGAAATACACTAAACCAAAACATTTTATATCATTATTATGAAAGCGAAATTGGTTTTGAAACTGCACCATTATTTAGGTTTTATCTTAACCAAAAATTAAATGAAATCATGCCTTATTATAACGAACTTTATAGACTACAAAAAGATATATTAGAAAGTGGACTTACAAATAATGTTAATTTAACGGAAACATTTAAACGTGATACAAAAACAAATACAAATTCAAATTCATCAAGTAATAATAGTGGAACAAATAACAATAAAAATGTATTTTTGGATACACCACAAGGTAATGAATATAAAGGAACAATTGATAGTACAAATTATGCAACTAACGTAACATGGAATAAAAACAATACATCAAATAGTATACAAGATAATTCAATTTCAAGTGGAACAGGAAATGAAAATTATATTAAAACAATTGTTGGTAATAATGGTAATAAATATGAAATTGATGTATTAACACAAGTAAAAGACAATCTTTTAAATATTGATTTAATGATTATAAATGATTTAAATGAATTATTTATGGGTATATATTAGAAAGGAAAGGGATATTATGAATAATAGAAATATAAAACCAATTAGTCCATTTGTATTATTTTGTCAAAAGGTTATACCTCTTGCATTTGATGAAAGTATGAGTTATTATGAATGTTTATGTAGTTTAGTTAACTACTTATATAATGAGGTTACACCTGCAGTAAATAATAATGCAGATGCAGTAACAGAATTACAAGAATATGTTGCAAATTATTTTAATAATTTAGATGTACAACAAGAAATTAACAATAAACTTGATGACATGGCAGAAAGTGGACAACTTGCAGATATTATTGCACAATATATACAACTTGCAGGTGTTCTTGCATATAATACAGTTAATGATTTAATAAATGCAGAAAACATTGTTAATGATAGTATTACACGTACACTTGGTTTAAATACATATAATGATGGTAAAGGTGCTTACTATAAAATAAGAACAATAACATCAAGTGATGTTGTTGATGGTGTTAACATAATTGCACTTGATGTTAGTGATACATTAATTGCAGAAAAAATACCTGATTATTATATTAATCAATTAAACAATAGTGTTACACAATTAAATAATAGAGTTAATCAATTAAATGAATTTTTTGATTATGATATTATAGTTGATATTAATGGTGATGGTGACTACACATCACTTGCAACTGCAGTTAATAATGCATCAAATGGTAATAAAATATATGTTAAAAAAGGTACATACAATGGTGAAATAGTTAATGCTATTGGTAAAAATTTAACAATTGTTGGTGAAAATAAAGACAATACAATTATACAAAATAATTTAGATGTTAGAAATCAAGCACCAATTAGTATGACAAAAGGATATGTTGAAAATATAACATTTAAGTCAACAGGAAATATAACTGATAATGACCATGCATATGCAGGACATTTTGATGATAATGATAGTGAAAATAGTAATCTTACTTTTAAAAATTGTTATTTTTCAAGTGTTTCAAATAGTGCTGTTGGTATTGGTTTAAGACCTAACAGTAACTTAAAATTTATTGATTGTGAATTTTATACATCATTTACACCATTTAATACAAATTTAGGTTGCTTCTTTATACATAATAGTGCAGATGCATCACATTATGGTAGTAATCAAAATTGTTATATAGAAAATTGTAAAATAAACAGTGCAAATGGTAGTGCAATACATATGCAAAGTTGTGGGCCTGATACAAATATTGGATACTTAACAATACAAAATAGTAACCTTTATAGTGAAACATATAAAAATGGTAATATTACACACAGTTTAATAACAACAGATTTATTTGTAACTGCAACAAGTCAAACAATGAAATTATCAAATAAATGTAATGGTAATGGTAACCCTATTGCAAACTATAGTTTATATAATACAACTGATGCACAAATTATTGGTAAATTTATTAATGACCAAGTTGATTACCCTATATTTAGAAAAGTATATTCTTATCAAATAACTGCAGGTACAGAATTACACTTAACATTACCAACAAATTATCGTGAAATGCATAATTTATATGGTAAAGTTGTAAATACTAATTTTTCATTTCCATTAAATATGTATTTAGATGGTAACTCATATGTTAATGCATTTATTGATGAGGGTGTAGGTAGAATTAATGTAAATTCATCAATTAGTGGTACATGTTTAGTTATTCTTGAATATGCAGAATAATATTTAACATACTAATCTATACAGTTGAATTCTCTAATGGTGCAGGCTTGATGGTACAATTTCGGTTGTGTTCATCGGTCGCCCGTTGGGGAATTTTTTAGTGCGGAAAAGGGGGGAAATACTTT